CTTCGACTGATTCGTTTTTCTTTTTCTTTTTGGCTCTTAACTTTGCAAAGTCGTCTCCATCAATATCACCATCTTTGTCGTGGTCAAGTTCTTTTTGTCCACCAACTAGTGCTTCTGTGATATTAGCGTGAAGAGTTTTCATAGCTTCATGAGCAGTACCGAGTTTGTTTTGATACCATTCTTCTGGATCGCCACTCAAAGATTCTTTGATTGCTTTAGCAGCCATTGCAATAAAGTCAAGCTGTTTGCTCATCATTGGAATTTCTTGTGCTGCATCTTCGTCAACTGATTCTACGTTGTCATTATCATCAGTAGATTCACCAAGTCCGGCTTTATCAAACATTGCATTCATGCCATAAGCATATGCAGTATCGTAATTAGCACTACCTTCTTGATCAGCTCTACGCTGGTCTAATTTAGCTTCGGGCTGAGGAATATCACCAGTAAATTGGTGATCTAAAGCCACTGGGTGTGGGATCACTTCATACGTGTGCTGATCCTTAAATGCTTGTTCTTCATCAGCGCCACGCTCAGATGGTTGAGCGACTTCTGAAATAAGTGTTTTAAACGACTTCATTTGAAATCTCCTGAATTTGCTTTAATTTGATTATATTTATCCATTAACTACTTTTGATTCCTGCTCGGGTGGTGTATCATCTTGATCTTCATCATCTTCGGCAGGAGCTTCAGCAGCTTCTTTAGCGATTTGTTTATCCATTTCTTTTATATCTTCATCAGACATACGAAGAACGTTTTTACGAACCCACTCTCTTGAATAGTATGTACCAATATGATCTTCAACTTCACGTAGTGTTGTAAGTCTTTCGCGTGCTATTTCTGCTTCTTTTAATTCAGTGAAATAGTTGTCTTGGATGAAATCGTATCTTAAGTCATTTTTGATTTCAGCAAACTCTTCTGGTGTCATAATACCTTTAAGAATTAACTGCTTTTCAAGAATTTGTGTGAATATAGATGAGAAACGATTTCTTAAGCGTTGAATAAATTTACCAAACTTAAGTTCATCTCTCGTGATTTCAGAAGATCGACCAAACGAGGCCATTGTTTCTGGTTCTAAACGCGATAAAGGAACCTTAAGTGATTTGTATAATTTACGTTGGAAGTACTGTAGATTTTCGTCGCCTGTTAAACCAGCAGCGTTACCACCAGCTAACGTATCAACTTCAGTAGTTCTTTCACCACCACGGCGAGGGAACCACAAATCTTCAGTCATAGTCATCATTTTACGAGCATCTGATATTTCGCCAGTAGCTGAGTTGTATTGAAGCTTGTTCTTATGACGAACCATCATATCTCTTAGATATTGTTCAGCTTTTGATTTAGGCAAGTTACCAACATCAATGTAGAACACTCTTCTTTCAGGAGCTCGTGTAAGAGTATAAATGACTGTAGCATCTTCTAGCATCCTTAACTGGTTGATTGGTTTAACGGCAGCGTTAAGATGTGAAAGTACAAGAGCATTATTTTCGGTCATTACACCAGAAGTTACTCGAGCAACAGAATCTTTTGCAATTTTAAATCCTTGTGAACCGGTTGATCCACTAGACTTATCACTACCAAAACCATTCTCTGAATACATATAATACTCAGATCTAATTTTCTTAACAGGAATACCAGAGTGAGGATCCAAGCCTTTCTTATCCATCTCGCGAATAAGTTTAAGCTTGCGTGGATCTACATAACGTACTTCTTGGAGGCCTGCTTTAATATCTTCATTATCAATAATGCAATGGTAATTAATTCTACCATCAACATAAAATTTACTAAACATGTCGTAAGCGTTATTTGTAAAATCTAAAAGAGTCAGAACTTCTTCGAACTCTTGCACAAGTTTATCTTTGACTTTGTCTGGCAATTCGACTTTATCTAATATAAGCTCAACAACCTTATCGTCAGAATCGACGGCAATTGCTTCGTTTACGATTTCATCTACAGCCTGAGTAATCTCAGGATTCATCGCTAGACCGCGATATTTTGTTACAAGTTCTGATTCGGTTCTTGCACTACCTTCTAAATCTAGAATAGTACTGTAGAACCCACCCATCGCTCCGCCGCCAACAGTGATAGCACCGTCGTCGTTTTGCGGTTCGGCAAAAGAGACCGGCTCATTGCCGATCTCCATGTCTTCTCTTTTTATTTCAAATCCAAATAACTTCACTTTTAATTCCTCATTCTATAAATTATGTAGTTGGAATGCCGGTATTTCCTTCAACTCGCCATAGATCATACTGGAATGTAACGCCAAATTCTTCGATCGAATCTGTTTGGCTCCAATCCAGCTGGATACCATCTACTGAAATCGGGAACATACCTTCAAAAACATATGTGCGTAATGGCGAACCATCTTTGCTGTATTGAGTAACCTGACCAGTAGACTTATACTGCTGTGGCAACCCTCTTGAGTTAGAATCGTGTGAGTTAATGAAGTTCATCCACTCTTCCATAGAGTTACGGATAGCGAAGTCTTCATCGTTAATAACGGTTACTGTCCAGTCTGCGAATGTACGATCACCTGCATATTTAACCTGACGGCCAAAATATGGGACGGTATATTGTCCCACAGTTGACTCAGGAATTCCTGCGGACCTAATCATAAATGGTACTTTGATATCGGCCGCAGAATTAATAGGGTTAGTAATCTGACATTGGAAGAGCGTAGGACGAGCACCGCCACCCACGAGTTCTGATTTGAACTGGTTGATGTTAAATGCCATGTGTCTTTCTCCTTAATTTAGTTATATTTATTACGTTAACTGACCAACAATTTCATCAAACTCTACACCGGTTCTAGTTGCTACGAAGGTTAATTCGATAGTGTTAATAGAACGAGCTGGCTTAATGAATATGCTTGCACGGAATTTGTTTTGATCAATTACTTCAGCGGTATTAACTGTAGAATCAGAAATAACTCTATAATCAATAATACCACGACGTCCTTGGATATCGCGAAGGAATGGATCTACAATGTTCTTAAACTGAGTTTGTGTAAAATCATCGTTAAACTCGAATAAGAAACTTTCAGCTGCAGTAGCAATTGATTTTTCAACCGCAATAAACAACCTGCGGACGTTAAGGCGGTCAAACGCACTATCAGTACCTAGACCAGTCTTGTCGCCAAATAACACAATACCACGACCAGTTTGAGACATAACAGGATTAATATCTGCTGTGTACAATTGATCACGCTGTGGTTTACTTGGATTAAATGCCAGTTTAATAACATTCTTAATGATGCCTTTTCTATAGCCTGCTGGAGATTCCCAAGCATCAACTCTAGAAGAAAGACCTGCCATGTCACCATTTAACGGAGTCCAACGATACTTATCATTAAACTTGTCGTAACGATATTTATAACCACTATCCATGAACCAATAAGAAGAGTTCTGAATCTTGTTACGGTAATCAATAGCGTTTGTAAGCTTGGTGTTAGTTTTAACTTCATCGACTACAGCTTCTTTAGATGGTGATAGGAATGCAACACAATCTTTTCTGTAATCTGTAACATTTGATACGACGTAGTTTGCACGTACACCAGCATCATCTGCTTTACCACCAAGTACAAAGGCGATATCGATTTCGTTAGAATTCTTTAACTCGTCCCAAGCAAAAGCAAGAGAGGATAAAGTTGCTGTTGTTTCAGTAGAAGCGTCAGTACCGCCTGCCATTGTTTCATATTGGTTTACGGTTTGAGTACCTGTACCAACAACTGCGGTATTCGCAATCTTAACCCATGAAGACATGTTAGCAATTACTGTTTCGTAGTAATTAGTAGCACCTTGTGCATTTTGAGCACCTGAGGTAGTTGATATATTATCAAACGCTTCCATAATACTGTTTGGAGTGCCGGTAATACCACCATCTTTATCGATAACAGCGATATGAATGTGATCAGCTGAAGGAGCTTTGCCAAACGTTGAGTTATATTGCCATTTCTTAACAATAGATAAGCTAGTTAACCCTGTTTCTGCCAAAGTATATCTAGTAGTGAATCCGATTGCTTGAGTAGAACCAATAGCTACTGTTACTGCGGTGTTACCTGTACCGAATGTTTGTTCGATATCAGTAACCGACTGACTAGATACTACGAGTTCTTGATAGCCAACACTTGGATTACCAACAACTAACACGTCACCAACATCAATTGTTGGAATAGCAAATGTGTTCGCAACTTCAAAAGATACTGCATTACTGTTGAATGCAAAAGTTTGAGTAACTGCGTTATTAGAAACTGCGTTTTGATCAATATCACCGACTTTAGCAACTTTTTCTTCGTATGCTGCTGCTGTGGCCCAAGAAACTTCAATAGAGTTACCTAGTGCACCTGGGTACTTAGCGGCGAATGCACCGTATGTACTTTCAGCTGGAACGACGACGTTATTAGCGTCTAGCACAACTGTTGTACTATCT